TACCCCGCATCACTCGGCTTTTTATATCAGCCTCACTCGGGGAGTTACCTAAATACCCCTCCATAATCACAATCTTATTGCTATTGTTAATCATCAAGTCCTCAGAATAGCTTGATGTCCCCATCATGATGCAATTACCTACGTCAGCGACTGAAAAACTGTAAAAATCTCCAAAATATAAACTACTGCAAATATCGGCGAAATCAGAATTGAGAATAATTAAACAAAATGCACGACCATGACCAATCACCACCCATGAAAGGTGTTTTTTTGGATTCATCCTATATGACCCATATAGGAATTTTTGAACCACGGAATTTTGTTGGAAAAATACCGCTTTCTCACCAGTATTAACGGATTTCGGATTTTTTAATCCAACTACATTACATCCGCCATTTTTAGCATTCCCATACACACCCAACGCCCATTTGGTTGATTTTTCGTGCGTACTCCTGAAACAGGCGGCATTGCCATTTTCAAACAGTATTTCCCAGCCCAGCGGCTCTTTACGGTTTTCATTTTCGCCATAGCCCGTTACCAAACAGGCTTTTAAAATGGTTTTAATATCTCCTTCCGCAGGCAGTACCTGCGGCGCACCTTCGTCATCCCAACGATAAACTTTTACTGGTACTCTTTCTGTCTTTGACATTTCAGACGACCTTTTGCCCAAATATAAAGCACCATTAAAGCAAAAGCCCGAAAATCGGGGCTTGGCATGGTTGCAGTCGGGTATATTATTTGCGATTAATCCGCTTAAACTCACCGCGTTTAGCTAAATAAAACGGGAAGGCGACAATCCAAATCAGCAAGCAGGCAAGAAACCAGCTAATCGGTCCCATATTGCCCATCCCTTGAATCTGCCCCTTTTTAATGCCTATCGTTTGGGCATCAATCAATACCCAAATACTGGTTGCGATAACAATAATAGTAATAATATTCATAGTTTCCCTTTTGTCTTATTGGTTAATGACGTTGATATTCTAAATTAAACGGCATTAAAAATAAACAATCGGTATAAAAAGGTCGTCTGAAACCATGATTTCAAGTTTCAGACGACCTCTGCCGTTCTGCCAGCTACTCAGCGACCGTATTCCCCCGCAAACAGGCGGTAAAGCCGTCGCGCCCTTCCTGCCTGTCGGGCGAGGGCTGGACGCTGCGGAGAATCCACACAGGAAGCGGCGTGCCGTAGGTGTTGAAACGGATGCAGTTTTGAGTCGACCAGCCGCCGCCGAACGCTGTCGATTTAATCGTAAAGTACGGTTTGCCTGTAGCAGGATTGGCGGGGGCGAGGTCGGTCAGGGTATCGCTTTTCGCAACCAATCCGAGCTGCTCGCCGTATAGTTCGAATTGGTTGGCAGTGGTAAATTTAATCAGCCAACGCTCGGTAATCGCGCCGTTGCTCGCAAGTTTGATCGGGTAGTCCTTGACATTAGCCTTTGCCAAAATAGGCTCGCCGCGCTGCGAATCCGCCCAAACATTGTCCCATGCCTGTTGCGAGAAAGGTTCGGTCGCGCGTACCAGCAAATCGCCGCCGATAAGGGTGGATGAAACGTAAGTCCCTGCTTTAGGGTAGGCGCGTGAAATGGCAAATTGCAGCTTCAGACGACCCGAAATATCGACGCCTGTAATGCGGTTTTCTTCTTCCCACGCGCAAACAGCGGTCAGCGGCAGGGTGTATTGCGACAAGTCCAACGGCTCGCCAAAAGTAATACTGCCTGCCTTGAGGTCTGCCGTGTATTTTTCGGCGAGGACGTGTTTGCCCTTGCTGTCGACCAAACAGAGGCGGTCGAGGTTTTGTCGGTTGAGCGTGATTTTCTGGGCGGCGGTAAACGTGCTGCCCAAATCCTGCTTGAGCCGATTTGAAATCACGACCATATCGCCCTTGCGGAACACGGGGACGCGTCCGTCGGCAGGCAGGCGCACGGCATCGATGCCGATAATTGAAGAATCCAAGGGCAAATTGTCTTGAGTCACGGCGTTGTAGCGCAGCTCTTCGGGATAAAATCCGTCCGCCCGTTTGATTTCATAGAAACCTGTTTCGTAGTCGATTTTCCCCGTAATACCGCCTTCGATGTTGCCTTCGGCATTACTACGCCCGACGATGTCGCCGTTGTTGGCATAAACGGTAAAACTCTCGGGCTTAACCGGCGCGGCAGGGGTACGCCCTGCATAAGAGAAAATCTTAACCTGCGGCAGACGGACGACCCCGCCCGTAACCTTCAGGCTTTGGAATTTGATGGCAGAGTCGTTGATGGAAACCTCGCCCGATGCGGACAATGTGCCGATATTTTCGCCGCTGCCTTTGGCTGCATCCCAGTTTTTATAAAGCGTTCCGCCGTATTCAACGATTTCGGTCGTGCCGTCTGAAAAAGACCATGAGTTGTAAACGCAGGTGCTGCCTTGGTCAAAGTCAATCAAGACATTAAATGTCAGCCCGCCTGCCAGACGCCCGCTTCGGGGCTTGGCATGGGACGAGTCGGCGGACAGATAGTCACTGCGCCAAGCTCTGACCGATAGATTTTGAGTGGTTTTCTTATCGCTTCGCTTTTGTGCCTCCCAAGACGCATTCAGCGTGGACGCTCCATAAATCGTCCAACTACTTGCCTCTGCCTGCACGATGGTTTTCGGAACAATCAGCTTATTCCCATCCCATCGGATGCCTTGTACGGCTTTATTCCCAGCCTGCCAATTGCCTTTATGCAGATACAAGGCAACGCTCCCGCTGCCTGCCCGCAATGTGTAACCTGAATCTGCCATCAATCTATCCTTATCTCAAACTAGGGGCGGCAACGTATCTGTTGGACAACGTATAGTCTGTCCGTTCGGAAAACTCGCCATCTAGTGACAATTTAAAAATCCTTTTTTCGGGCGTACCCTCAAAGCTCAACTCCCAATGCGCCCCTTTATCCTCAGCCGTCATGCCGTAGCCTGCACCGCCCACTACGCTTGCGCTGATTCGGCGCGTCTCTTCGCAGGTGTATTCGACCGAGTTGCTGTTGATGTAGCGGGCGGTCGAAATCACGCCGTTGAGATAATCGACAGCACCCTGCATATCGCCCGTCAGGCTGCCGTTCCCATCATCTCGGGCGGTTTTGGTGCCGTTATCCTGCCAAGTCAATACCAACGTACCCGGCTTGATGGGATGCCCCAATCCATAGGTGCATTTGCTTTCTGCGGGTTTTGGTGTGGCGGAAACACCCGTTACCCCGCCGTCAGATGACGCGAATCCTGAAATCCCGCCCCATTGGAACACCAATCGGCTACCGACATCGGGCAATACGGGTAGATTAAGCACGACCGAGCCGGTTGCAGACGACACCGTGCCTGCCGCTTTGCCTGCCTCATCGCGCAACACGCCGTCGCCCGAATCGGCGAGCAGATACCAAACGCCCAACGCCATAAACGACACCTTCAGGCTGCCCGCCGTGGGCGCAGGTGTCAGCAGCGGCGCAAACGCCGTGCCTTGGTTGGTTTCTTTGATTTCAACGGCGAAGGCAAACCGCGCTGCCGACGATTTGGCAGCAGGGATTGCGGAAACGGTATAAGTCCCGTTTGGGATGCCGCTCAGACGGCCTTTTTCGTAGTCGGCTTGGATGATGTCGTCGCCGGAGACCAACTGTCCCTGCGCATTGTCTTTGTAATTGCCGATTTTGATGCTGCCCGGCAAAAGCGAATGAGGCATCGTCAACGATCCGCCCGATACATACCCGTGGAAAACCCGCTTTTCAGGCGCAGCAGCCACCCACATATCGCCCGCAACGGGATATTGATCGGCGTATGGCGTTTCTACCGTCGAAGTAGGAACCAGCTTTTCGTAAATGCTGGCAACCGTCAGCGATGCGTCGCCTGCTTTGAGGTAGTCTGAAACGGGTTTGACGCCGTAATAGCTCGCTGAATCGGCGACCTGCGTCTCTAAAATCTTGACCTTGTTGCCTGCATAGCCTTCAACTGGATAATCCACTCCGTCAAAATCGCGTGTCAGCGGGTTGGTGGTTTCCATTTTGACGACACGGCGGCGGATTTCTTTGGTTTGTCCGTTCGGCTGGGGGATTTCAAACGTCCGCATTTCGTGCGTCAGGTTGGCGATGCGGAAATATTCAGTGATGCGCTCGGTCTTGCTGTTGGTTTTGTCTTCGTGTTGCAGGCAATACCGCTCACCCACTTTAGGCAGCGGGGCTTCTTCGCGCTGATATGCCTGTACGAGGCGCACGCCCGCCAAATGCCGCCCCATCAGCGTCATGCGGCTTTCAACAGTCGGCACGGAATACGCTTCAATTCGCGGCATAATGTCTGCGCGGCTCTCGCCGTAGTTGCGCGCCTTAAACGCCAAGAAAGACACGTTTTCAGAGGTCGGCGGCTCGGTAATGACAAAATGCCCGCCGTAAAGCGGCTCGGAGTCATTGCGCAGGACGGCAGGGTAGAGCAAACGGGCGTCCAAACTGCCCATCGTGCGGTCAACGTCGGAAACGGGCGGGAAAATCTCGTTATCC